GCGAAGCGATCCCAGAACGGCGGTTTGGCGGGTCAGGTGAAGATCCGGATGACGCCGGTTGAGCAGGAAGCGCTGGCTCAGCACGCGGCTGCTAGGGGGATAACGCTCTCTCGGTTGCTTAGGGAGCAGTTGGGCGGTCTGCTGGGGCATGAGCCGCCAAGCGATCCACGGAGGATCTTCTACTCCTATTGCTCCCTGGTCGAAGAAGGGAAAGAGGAGTTTGAGCGGCTGTTGGCTCCGGTTGCCAAGTACGTCGTTGATCCCGAGCTGCCGGTTAGGGAAGACGGCTACGTGCTCAGGCCTGCTCCGGTTGATCTGTCGAGCCAGGACGAGGCGATTGCGAGGAAGTACCAGGGGATGACGGGGATGCCAATCGGGACGGCTAAGAGGCTGGTGCGGGAGAAGGCGATTCGCATGGAGGATGGCGCGGAGTGGCGCGGCGAGGCGGTTACTGAGGCGCAGCTCCGTTTGGTTCGGCCGCAGCCCGCATCCGTCTGAGCGCTTCGCACCAGAGGTCGGCGGGCTGGACTCCGAGGACGGTTGCGTAGCCGCGGACGATTGAGTCGGGGTCGCGCGGCCACGCCCGGCCCTGCTCGAATCGAGTCATCGTTGATTGGTCGGCATTGGCGGCTGCGGCAAAGTGCGAGTTCTTGCGCCCCGACGCTATGCGTGCCTCTTTGACCGTCGCCGCCAGTGCCGGCAGCAGGCCCGTCTCTCCCATACAGCGCATTGTACGCTAAGGTGCATGGCATGCACAGGTCTGGGAGGGCTCACCTAAGGATTGCGCTGCTGGTCGGGAGCCTCACGGCTCTGGGCTGGGGGATCGTCTGGAACCTGCCGGGGCTGCTGATACTCGGAGGCGCTGGGCTACTCGGCCTCCTGGTTGCCCATGAGATCTCTCTGCAGCGACGCACCCGCCAGGCCAGCCACGACCTTGAGTGGCCGCAGACGCTGGCGCGCAAGCCCGATCTTTGATGGGGGAGCTGCTTGCCTTCCGTCGGCCGATACCCGACACCGGTGAGCCCTGGTTGAACACCCGCCAGATCGCAAGCCACTACGCGGTATCTGAGAGGACCGTCTTCAACTGGCGCAGGCGTGGGCTTAGGCCGCGGAAGCTCGGGCCGTACCCGAAGTCGCCGGTGCGGTTTCTGCTCTCGGAGGTCGACGACTGGCTGCGGTCGCAGTAAGCTGCTCTCACAACAGTCCTGGGAGGACGGATGAAGAAGGGCAACGGCTCGAAGCTCGAAACGGTCGAGCGAGGTATCTACCGCCGGTACGGCAAGTACGTCGTCCCGATCTGGACGCCTGAAGGCCGGGAGTATCACGGCGGGATCGAAACCCTCGCGGCCGCGCGTGAGCTAAAGCACCGCGAGGAGGATCGCAAGCGCCGCCGTGGCAAGCGGACCAAGGACGAGACGTGCGATCACTTCGCCGCTCGCTGGGTGAGGGACTACCCGCGCCCTCAGCGGACGACGAACCTGCACAACGCCGAGCGCGTCAAGCAGTTCGCCAAGGACTTCAAGGGGACGAAGCTCTCCGAGGTCACACGGGCGCAGGCTCGGGCATGGGCGCTTGAGAACCAAGGCCACCTGCCGGCGGTGAGGGCGATGTTCTCGGATGCCGTCGAGGACGGGCTGGCGGGCGAGAACCCGTTTGCGAGGCTGAGGCTGAAGCAGCCCCGTGGTCGCTCCGACATCGTGGGGCTGACGCCCAAGGAGCTAACGCAGCTCACCAACGCAGCGCTGCGCAAGCACGGTGACTTCGGGCCGATGTTCGCTGCCTTGATCGAGACGGCGGCTTGGACCGGCTTGCGGCCAGGCGAGCTGTATGCCCTGCGCCACTCGGACATCGACTACCGCAAGGGCGAGATTGACGTTACCCGGCAGCTGCGCTCGAAGACCGGCGAGTACGGCGCTCCCAAGTCCGCTGAGGCAAGGACCGTCGTACTGCTGCCGCCGGCTGAGGCTGCCTTGAGGAGCGTCCCCGGCGACGCGGAGACGATCTTCCTCACGAAGGAAGGCAGGCGCTACTCCGCTCGGGTGCATCACTACTACTGGGATGTCGTAAGGGCGTTGTTCTGGGATCGCCTGCCCAAGGAGCGCCAGGAGCGAATCCCGGGGGACTTTGCCTTCTACGAACTTCGGCATTTCTTCGGAACGCAGCTTGCGGAGAAGGGCATGAGCCCTTACGACATCGCCCTGCAGATGGGGCACCGAGACGGCGGCAAGCTGGCGATGGAGCGCTACATCCACGTCGACGGTGAGAACGCGAGGGAGCGCATCCGTCGGGCGTTTAGCCAGGGTTTGTCGGAGCGCGTCGCCTCCTGACTGTTGCGTAGCACTGTTGCGGTCGCCCTCAGAAACGCTGAAGTCCCTGCTAACGGGCGTCTTTTCCGACTGACGTAAACTGCCGGGGGCATAGGGAACAGCGTTGCGCAAAAGCCGGTAAAGACCCGCAAACACACGCATTCCGGCCAGTCGCAGAGCTAAATCAGGATTCCGCTCTACAGGCGGGGTGCGGGTTCGCGCCAGACCGATTCGCCAGCCGCACTGTTGCGTTTGTGTTGCGGTTTGGGGATTTTGTGTTGCGGTCCGCAACACAAGGTGTCGGCGTTCTCTGGGAACATCCGCTTGCCGACGCTACAACGTCCTCCCAGACCCCCTCGGCTGGCTGCACCCTGCTGGCCGAGGGGCGTCGGCATCGAATCTGTCCGCACGACAGTCGAACATGGACGGAATGCCACCATCGAGAAAGGTCGGGTAGATGTCCAAGGCGACGTTCCTACTGCGCCAGGCGAGTGTCTTTCCCCCGGATACAGAGGTCGGGGCTTTCCCGCGCCTCACGGACGCTCCTCCAACCGCCCTACCGCGTAAGGCAGCGGCAACGGCCACGGTCGACAAGCGCGGCGAGGCGAAGCTATCGGGCCTTGAGCCGAACGCTCCTTACTGGGCAGCGGCAGATGTTGACGGCACGGTCAGGACGGTTGCCTTCACGGCCAAGTCGGACGAGCTACGGAACATGCCTGAGGCGATTCGGCTCTCACGCGACGGGACGAACTACCAGACCGAGCAGCAGCGCGAGGCGCAGGCGAAGCTCCGCAACACCACTCCGGCCGAGCAGCGCTACCCGACGATCGTCACGGGAGCCAGGGGCACGGCCAACACCGTCACCGGCGACGACATCGCCACCAAGCCGGAGGCGATCGCCACCGAGAAGGTTAAGAAGTCGGACGAGCCTCAGCCTTACCCGCGCCTAGAAGACGCCAAGGAGCCGGTTCGCTCTCACACCGCCACTGGTTCCGCACACCCGGTCGACCCAGGCGAGCCGCAGCCGAAGCCCAAGCAGGAGGACGTGAAGGATTCCCAGCCTCAGCGCTCAAGCACTGAGACGGGCGAGGCGACGCCAAAGGACAAGGATGAGGTGCAGCCTGCCCTCAAGCAGGAGGACGCCCCCAAGGGGCTTAGGCAGCGCTCAGACACCGAGACTGGGTCGGTCGAGCCGAAGCCCGCCGTCAAGGGCCAGGAGACGGCCAAGCTGCGCGAGTCATCGCAGTCGAAGGCAGAGGGCCGCACGGCCGACAAGCCCAAGCTGAAGACGACCCCATGATCGGCGTCATCTTCCTAGTCCTGATCCTGCTGGTTGCAGCGTGGGCGTTCCACCAGTTCGTCCCGCACCCGTTCGGCCTGATCGCTGCCGTGATCTGCGGCCTGCTTGCGCTCTACGTCCTTGTGACGGCGGTGATTGGCGACAACGGTGAGCTGCGAGGCAGCCTTGCCCTGTCGTTCTTGGGCCTAAAGCTCAGACGGTAGGCCCGTGAAGGACCTGGCGAAGCTGAAGGAACGGCTTCGCTTCGACACCCCCTTCTACGCGGAGAACTGCCTGAAGATCGTCAACAAGCAGCGGCAGTTGGTTCCGTTCAAGGCCAACCCGGCGCAGTTGAAGTTCGACGCCGCGCTGGAGGTGCAGCGCCTACAGGGCAAGCCGATGCGGGCAATCGTGCTTAAAGCCCGACAACTGGGTTTCTCGACTTGGACGCAGGGCAAGGTGATGCAGCGGATCAGCCAGCGCCCGCACCACGACGCGCTGGTCGTCGCCCACGATATGAAGACGGCGGGGAAGCTCTTTGGGATCGGCGAGATGATGCACGCCAACCTGCCGCCAAGCCTCGACCTCGGGCTGAAGCCCCGGATCGCCAACCAGCGCCGCCAGAACTACCTGCTCTTTGGCGAGCCGTCCCGCCTGATCCGCTCCGAGGGCATCTTCGGCCTCAACTCATCCCTCCTGGTCGACACCGCTAACGAGCTGGAGACAGGACGAGGACAGGTCTACTCGGACCTCCACTGCTCTGAGCTTGGATTCTGGCTCGACATCCAGCGCAAGCTGACCTCATTGCTCTCAGCGGTGCCGAACGAGCCGGAGACGCTGGTCGTGCTTGAGTCGACGGCCAACGGCTACAACTACTTCAAGTCGCTCTGGGACGATGCCGTCGCCGGGACCTCCGATTACATCGCCGTCTTCGCCGGCTGGCATGAGGACCTTGCCTACGTGCGGCCGTTTGCGAACCGCATCGAGAGGCGCGAGTTCATCGAGACGATTGGCGAGGGGGAGATCGCCGAGGCCGAGCCCCAGCTACAGGAGGAGTTCGGCGCTACGCCCGAGCAACTGCACTGGCGGCGGCACATGATCCTGTCACCGCTGTTCGGTGGCAGCGTCCAAGCGTTCCAAGTGGAATACCCGGCCTCGCCCGAGGAGGCGTTCTTGGGAACGGTCAGGCAGGTGTTCCCCTCGCTCACGGTCGGTCGAATCATTCGTGCCACCGAGGACGACGCGCCCGCGCAGGGTGATTTTGAGTCGACCGGGCACATGACCAAGAAGACCCGAGGCGGGCCGATCCAGGTCACCACGGGAGCCAAGTGGCGAGACAGACCCAAGGGCGAGGTCAAGCCCGCCTGGTGGAACGTCTGGGAGCACTCGCACCGGGGCAACGAGGAGCGCCCCTTCGCCGGCCAGTACGTGATCGGCGTCGACGTGGCAGGCGGGGAGGAGGACGACTACGGCAAGACCGCTTGGCACGCGATCGTGGTCATCGACCACAAGACCCGCCGCCAAGTGGCCGAACACCACTCCCGCACCGACCCCGACCTCTTGGCCGAGGAGATCCTGCGCGCTGCCCTCTACTACAACCGAGCCACCGTTGCCGTCGAGACGACCGGCGGATGGGGAGCCCCGGTTGCCAGAAGGCTTTGGCGGGACTTCGGCTATACGCGGATGTACCTGCGGAAGTCGCTGGAGTCGAGGAAGGAACATCAGGAGGAGCGGCTTGGCTGGGATACGAACCGTGTCTCCAAGCAGTTCCTAGAAGACACGGCCCGCGAGCTGCTGAGGGAAGGCACCCACGGCGTCCGGTCGCACATGCTGGCGCTTGAGATGCGCCACTACGTCCGAGACGCCAGAGGCCGCACCGGACCAGAGCCCGGCAAGTTCTCCGACCTCCTGATGGCTTGGATGGTCGCCCAGCAGGTAGCCCATGAGGTTCGCCCACGGCCCGAGCGTCTGCCGGGACTCGTCGTCAATACGACCACCAAGCGCCAGATCAGCCGCGTTGGCGGCTACTAGGAGGAGAAATGAGCACAACATTCTGGGTACCGGGCACCCGCGAGCCGCCCAAGTTCTTCTGCCGTATCTGCAAGGCACCGTTCTGGGAGATGCCTAAGTACGAGCGCCACGTCACCCGTTGCGGAAACGAGAACGAGGACGAGCTGCGGGCCAACAGCCCCACGGCAAAGCTGCCGTTCGTCTTCGACCCGAGCCTCGGCGACGTTGAGTTCCGTAACTACGTCAGGCGCACCGGCAACCGGCACTAGCCTGTCGTCCGCGCAGTAGAACACACTCCGAGCCTACGAAAGGGGACCGATGCGCCGCACTTGGGAGATCAATCCGATACTGGACGAGGACGGGCGGGAGTTCCTGCCCGACGATCTAGTGGATCAGGAGCTGGTGACGATGCGCGGGGCGCTCAAGCGCTTTGGCGGATTCTTGGTGCTGGCTCCTAAGCGGGTCAGATACGACGACGGTTCGTACGACACGGTGGGATGGGTGCTCAAGTACGACTCTGGGATGCCTGCCGTGCCGGCGCGCCCCGAGCCGGTCATCGAACCAGCCGAACCCGACGAGCCAGAGCTACCCATAGAGGTTGAGCCCGAGCCAGCAGTGGCGAGGTAGCGTTGGCTCCTCAGCTTCTCCCCGAGCAGGACCGCCTGCTCAAAGAGGTATCGGAGGCGTTCGAGCAATCAGACCGCCTCCATCGCCAGTTCCGCACGACGTGGGAACGGCTCTACCGCCTCTACCGGTCGAACAAGTCGTGGCGCAGCCAGTACCGCGAGTCCTCGGACAACGACCGCGACGTGCTGATGAGCGACGCCAAGAAGGAGTGGGGAGCCGATCTGGTCATCCCCTACTGCTACTCCGTGGTCGAGACGATTATGCCGCAGATGGTCCTCCATCGCCCGCGGATGCTGGTGCTACCGCGAGAGGACAAGGCGGTCAAGAACATCGAGAACATGCGACTGCTGATCGACGTGCAGCAGGAGCGAATCGGCGCGGAGCTGAGGTTCCAGTCGATCGGCAAGGACGGGCTGATCTTCGGGATGGGGGTAGCCAAGACCCAATGGGAGCACCGCACCCGTGTCTGCAAGAAGCTCGAACCCCGGTTGCTGCTGCCGGGCCACCAAGAGGTCGAGCGCGAGGAGGTGCTTGCCGACGACCCGACGTTCGAGCGGGTCTACATCGGCGACTTCTTCTGGGACCCGTTCGGCGACTCGGTTGCCAATCTCGATTACGCGATCCACCGGACGTGGCGCAACGAGAAGTACATCCGCCAGATGGTCGAGTCGGGGACTTGGACGATCCCCGACGGTTGGGAGCTTGAAGACCTCACAAGCGCTGGCCCGATCAACAGCTATGACTCGCTCCAGCGCAGCCTGATGGAGGCGTCGGGGTTCACCGACTACAAGGCTCGGGGCTCGCAGCCGCATGAGGTCTGGGAGTTTCACGACGGCAAGCGAGTCGTGACGGTCCTCGATAGACAGGCTCCGGTGCAACTTGGGGCTAACCCCGCGTGGCACGGGCAACTGCCGTTTCAGGTCTACCGCCCGGTCGACGCTGCCAACGGCCACCTTCCGGGCATCGGGGTCATTGAGCCGATCGAAGACCTCTCGGAGGAGATGAACGTCCTGCGGACCCAGCGCCGCGACAACGCGACGCTGAAGCTGCAGCAGACCTTCGCCTTCAACGAGGGAGCGATCAACCGCGAGGACATGGTGTTTGGACCCGGCATGGCGATCCCGGTCAACGGTGAGCCGAGGGAGTCGTTGATGCAGATCAACGTCGGCGACATTCCGAACTCCAGCTATCAGGAGGAGCTTGCGCTGCAGGCCAACATCGAGCGCACCACGGGCCTCTCCGATGAAGTCTCAGGCGGGGGAGGGTCCGGCGACACCACGGCAACGGAAGCGCAGATCAAGCTCGCTGCCGCCAACCGCCGCATTCAGTTGATGACGCTTCGCTTTGAGCAGGAGGTCATCGCCTCGGTTGCAGGCCAGTGGCTGGAGTTAAACCAGCAGCGCATCCGCAAGGCCAAGTCGATACCCGTTCCGGTCGAGCCCGCACCCGGACAACCCGAGCAGCGCTGGTCGTGGCGCAAGGTCGGACCCGACGAGCTGGCGGGGAAGATGTCGATCAGGCCCGATGGTGGCTCGACGGCTCCCGAGAACGTCCCGCAGATGCGCCAGGACGCCATGCAGATCGTCCAGCTATTCGGGCAGAACCCTCAGATCGACCAACGCCGGCTGCTGGAGGAGGCGCTGGAGAAGTTCTCGATCAAGAACCCCTCTGCCTGGTTGCTCCCCGATGAGCCGAGGGTCCCGCCAAAGACGCTCGACCTCATCATGCAGCTCGCCCAACAGTCGGGCCTTCCGCCCGAAGCCTTGCAGCAGCTTCAGCAGATCATCATGCAGGCGGGCCAGATGGCGCTGCAGGAGGAGCAGGCCCAGAACCAAGAACCGCAACAAGAGCCGCAACAAGAGGAGCAGCCAGCATGAAGTCGACCAGACGCTCGCAGCCCTATCGCAAGGGAGCAAGGCATCCCGGCGCGGCGCTGACAGCGATGCTGCGGGGTAAACCGACGTTCTTACCCAATCCGCAGGACGCATCGCGCAAGCTCGCCAAACGGGCTAAGCGCAGGCGCAAAAGCGCCCTCCATGCACGGCTGCGTGCGTAAGATGGTCAACGGCACGGTCGGCACAGGCACGTCGATCACTGTCGACAACGGGGCGTACTTCGCCGAGCACGACCTAGTACGGGTTATGCGTACCGGCGAGGTAATCCGCGTGACGGCTGTTGCG